ATTCATCTAAAATTCCATCAACATCCGATGATAGCAAAAATCCTGATGCAAAGGGCTGGGCGCAAGTAAAAGTTACTTGAAAAGATTTAGGTGTTATTTGATAGGTAAGGCCTGCAATAACGCTATCTGTAACTACATTGCCTGCCGGCAGGGTTTGAGTAACCTCTATTGGGTCAAACATATCTAGGTTTAATGCCGCAACTACGCGGTCAGGATCATCCTCACCAAAGGCATCAACAGTTAAAGAATTTAATTGTATGTTTACGCCCTGTTCTTTTCGGGAAGCAATAATCATTTGTGCTTGATTTAACGCATCGGCTGTTGTTTGCATAATGCCGCCCCTGACCCGGCTATGTTGGAAATAATCCTCAATACTTGCAGAATCGCTTGCGGTCTGACCACTCAACCCTGTTGGTGTTACAGTTACTTTATTAATCATTTGATAATCAGAAATATCAAACTCAACCGCCTGGTATGTCACATCGCCTGATCCGGGTACATCACTAAAAACAGTAGCAGTATCACCCGAAGCAACTATGATGTCATTGCGGGATAAAAATTTTGCATACCCGCGCTCATCCATATAAAACGCGCCCAGGTCTGTACCTTCTACAACCTGACATGCTGACAATAATGATCTTGATGATCCATCATCTACCTGCACGGTAGTAGTTGCGGTAGTGGATATATCACGCATACCACCTGGCCATTCTCCGGCATCCAACAGGCTTGAAATTCTTTGGGCAGTGGTTTGTCCGGCTGTGCCGCCGCTAACTGATGTGATAGTTGTAAGGTTTAATAACTGGAATCCATCCACACAGGCTAAAGTCACATAGGCTGGATCAAACCCGGTAGGGCTTTGGTAATTCCATTCTTGTACATAAAAAGAACCTAAGTTATATGTTACGCCTAAATATTCTGCCGTAAAGCGAATCTTACGCATTGGTTTAATTTTGCCATATAAACTTGATCCGGTATTGGCTGGATTAAATTCACCTGTTTCATCAACAAAAACTATACGCGCTGTGCCGCCGGTAAAAGAATCTGATGATCTATTAAAGGCACGCCTGATATAGCATTGAGTAACAAAATTTGTTATATCAACTGTATCTGCGGCGGCAGTACCTAATACTGCAACATCAAGCGGGGTGGCAGGATCATCAAGAACAAGTGCGGGATCAAAACTAGCACCGCCCGAAAAATCAATTTCTGCCCGGAATGTTGCGGCTGGCATTATCTACCTAAGTTAGTTAATTGAGTTACCGCGCCTGCTCTGTTTAAATTGTACAAAGCATCTTGAATTACAGATTGCAATTCACCTTCTGATATAACACTGCCTGCAACATTTACATTAACGGTAGTACCAAATCCACCCATTTTGTCTAATGGAATAACTGCCTCAGCACCGGCTTCTCCAATCAAAGCATAAGTTGGCGCAGTGACAACACCACCTTCAGCAAAAGGTACTGCCGCATTTCTTGTACCCATAGCCTGATTAACTGCTTTAACATAATCTTGTAAAACATTGCCACTGGCAATACCTGTTTCAATGGCTGGAAATACTTGTTTTTCAAAATATTCCCGATTGGCACTAGCCAATGATGATTTTTCAAGAATATTAGATGGAGATAAATCATAAATTGGTCTATCTCCTGGCGGCGGTTGTGTTGCAGGTGGTTTAACTTGATTTAACAATGCCAACATTTTTCTTATTTCTTCATTGGCGGCAAACAATTTCAATATGTACATCTCAACGCCTAAATTAGTCATACCCCACTTTTTAGCCAATTCATCTATTTCGCCTGATGTAATTTTGCCATCTTCAATTACCTTTAATACATCAGCGTATCTTTGTGCTTCATTAACGGCGGCTTCTGTACCTTCTTTAAGTTTTTGCAATATCTTTACACGCGCCTCATCTTCAACAGATAATTTGCGGCTTAAAGCAACTTGTAAATTAATTGCATCAAGATCAAACATAGCCATTAAATCTGTTTTCTTTTTGTCTAAAGCATTTTGCTTTTCTTTTTCTTTAGTACTTAATTTTTGAGTTGCTAGTATATTTTTTTGTATTCGCGCAATAATTTGATCAAATGTTAATGACTTTTGAGTGTCTTTTAATCTGCCTTCTCTTTCATTAGCGGTTTGTTTTTCTGTGCTTAACGCTTTCATTCCCGCTTTTTCAAAATCTCTTAACTGTCCGGTTTCGCCCACAAAACCTTGCGCAAACGCTTCTAATGCACTGAAGTAAAAACCTAAACCCTCTTTTTGTAATGTTGCGGCAACACCTACAAAAATATTACTAAATTGTTTGGCGGCTACTTCTAACCCAGTGCCTAAATCTTTTACTAGTGGCTGACCGCCAGCAATAATAGCAAAAGCAGTTAGCATGCCCTCGCCTATTGTTTCAGTGGCTTCACCGGCACTAATTTTAAGTGCCTGCATTTGGCCATCAAGTGTTAATGTTGCGGCTTCGGCTGATCCGGTATATTTTTGTAATAGTTGCATACTGCCGGCAAAACCTAATGTCTTGGCTTCAGTAGCACTAACACCAATACCTAATTTTGAAATTGATCCATAGTTTCCAATAGCGGCTTTTGTAATAGCATCTAAAACTGTACTTAAATCTTTACCTGTACCAGCACTAGTATCTAATGCAACTGTTAATAAACCTTGCGATGCTTCAAGATCGCCAGTTTGCGTTATTAACTGTTGTAATGCCGGTATCAATTGTTCTTTAGTTACATTTGTAGCGGCTTGTGTGGAATCAATAAATGCATTAACTTCAGTGGCAAACCCACCCCTGCCAATACTAGCCAAAGTTAATTTTAAAGATTTATCTAATCTTTCCTGGGCTAAAGCGGCTTGAATAGAATTTTTGGTGAATATGGCTAAACCCGCCGCCGCCGCTATACCACCGGCTTTTGCAAACGCTCTTAATCTGAATGAGCCTGTTGCAACTACTTTGTCAAAACCTTTTAATTCTTTGGTTGCACGCTCTAAACCCTTTTTATCAAATTTGGTTAAGAAGTTAATTGCAACATATTGACTTAATGCCATGATTAACCCCTAAATTCTTTACCTAGATATTTTTTAAGCACGCCGTATAGATTATCATTTACCTGCCCACCTAATTGTTGTGATGCGCGGTAAATCAATCTTTTTTCTCTATATGCGCTTGAATTAGCCGTGCCATCTAGTTTTCTAATAAAAGATTCACTAGCATTTCTATTACGGCTAACGCGCCTTGTTCGGCTTCTTGATTTTGATGAACCAAAGCCTGCCAATTCATAAATTATACCGGGTACTGATTTATTTATCACGGCTAACGCGGTTACTGAAAATGTTACGCCTTTAACTCTTTGTACCTTTGTTTTGGCACTACTTAATTTAATTCCGGCAACTACTTCTGATTGCGACCATTTCCAACGGCTTCTTTTATTCTCGCCAATAGTCCTACCTCTATGCACATTGTCATTAGCCCAACCCCATGCCGGTGGATATGAAGGCTCAACATCTCGCCAACCTGGGAATGGTGAATGTGGTACAAAACTTTGGGCTAGTTTTGCAACTGGTCTTACAGATTTGTTTAATTCTCTTTTAAATTCTTTTTGTAAATCGGCATCCATTTTTTTCATTTTGTCCATTAGTTGATCTAAGTTTTCAACATAGATCGCCTTTAATGATCTATCCGGCACTATCATTATTTACGCCTAACTGTTGCCTTCTTGTTGTTGTAATGCCGTTCTTGCAAAATGGCTTTTATGGCCGCATAAATCGCTGGATCAACCTCTAATAAATCTTTAGGGCTGATACCTGTTGCCACCGACACGGTAGCGACTTCATAGATTTGTCCGTGCCGGTCTATCCATTTTTTGAATCATAAACCAAATCAACATCTGAATATTGATTAATATAATCATCACCAAAGGTTAATTCAGTTTTGCCGGCATCTTTTTCTAAACGCCAGGCAAACCACCACAAATCCGATTCCATTTGTAGTTCACTTAATCTCTTACGCCAACCGGTCTTGTATTCGGCTTCAAAAGCCACCTTAGCGGATGGCGTAAGATCATAAGTAAGTTTCTTGCCATCTTTTTTAACAATCTCAATCTTGTGCATTGTCCCACCCTTTCATTATTACGCGCTTGTTGATTTTGTTAATGCAGTTACCGGAAGCGATACAGATACAGAGGCTACGCTATCAATTGCACCGTTAATTGGTGTCCATGATGAAACTAAGCATGACATTGTATAACTTGGGTTTGTTGCTGAAACTGTACCTGCAACTGGTATCAATTTGATATTCAGTTTAGTACCTAATGCATCCTCAAATAATGAGTTTACTGATGCCGCCGCAAAATCATTGTACACTTCTAGCGATAGTGTAGGTCTTTCAACCCCGCCTATCATGTTCTGTACATTATCTGACATGGCTGTGATTTCAACCTGGTCAATTTCGCGTGCAAGACTTACAGTGCTGACATGATCGCTGATAGTTGTAGTACCTACAATCACGGCAACTTTGTTACCCATAAATATGGCCATATTTTTCCTTTCGTTACTAACCTATCAACTCAACCGCATATTGATAACTTAGGTAGTCAATATTAGCGGATGTAATTGTGCCAGGGCTTGCAGACACAACCCTGAGCGTTTGTACAGCACCGCTTAATGTTTTATCAGCCTCAATTGCGGTTTTAATTGAAGTTGAACCGGATGAGGCAAGTAGCCCATCCAATCTTTCTTGTCCATTTCTTTCGCTCATTCTACCAACCACAACAATGATTTGGCAGGTTGCAGAATCAAATCCTCTGTTCAATGTAAAGTCATAATTCATAGTTAATTGACCAACAATTGCAAAAGCATTATTTGTTGGGATGTTTGTAGAATCCGGGACATAATCAAAAACACGCAAACCGGTGATTGCTTGCAATGATGTTTTTAAATTATCTCTAACGGTGCTTGGGGTCATGCAATAACTTCTTTTTTGTATGCCCTAACCATTGCCGTTACATCTCTACCAATTGGTGACATTCTGACAACGCCTAAATCACCTAGTCCTAATATTCCACCTGGGGCATCTTTACGCTTGTATAAATCGGCTGTAAGGATTAAACAAGCCATATTTATATCATCCGGCACTGATGGCCATCCCCATCTTGCAGTTACTTGTACGCCTGGGCGCAAACCATTTTGGGTTAGCCCTGGGAATATTGGCCAGGTTTCGGTGTTAGATACCATAGTTAATTGAGTAAAAGGCCGGCCTAAAGATGATGCGGTTAATGGGTCTAAAATGTAATCTTGGTTTAAAGTTAAAGTTTTTGTGTAAGTACCATTGCCATTTATATCTAAGGCAACAGCCAAACTTGATGTAGTACCAATATCATCTACATAAACAAAAATATCTGAGTACGCACGATAAAGACGTGCGGATGCGGTGGCATCTAAATAAAATCTACGGTTAGCCATCCGGTCAATTGACCTTGATGCTGATTCAATCAAATCTTCTAACAAGTCATTGTCAGTATTATCTGATATAGACATGTAGTTTTTAATTTGAGTTAGTGTTGCGTATCCATTTGTTATAGCCATGATCGGTATCCAAATCCTGTACTGCCCTGGGACATTAGACAAACTCCATTCATTAAATACCGATCATAGTTAGAATCCA